GGTTTACTCGCAACAGAAGCCGCAACGCCAGAAGGTCAGTTGAACCCGTTACTCGCAGTACCCGCCGAGATCGGTTCTGCGTTGAATGAAGCGGTCGTCGGTACGCTCGACTTTATCGGCCCAGACACGATCAACGCGGTATCTCAACTGGCTGGGTCAGACTTCCGCGTACCGCGACTTTCTGACCAAGAACTTGTGCGGATGTATACTCAGGGCGGGTACATGAGCGAGGGCGTTCCACGGGACGCGGTAAGAACGGCAACTGGTTTGCTTTCACCACTCTAAGGTAACGACATGGAAACACAAATTTCACCAATCGATATGGTTGAGAACGAACTCGAAGCGCAGGACATCTTGGAGAACCCAAACGAGATGTCCGACGATTCGTTCGAGGGGATCATCACCTCCGAGATCGACGACGCGATTGATTACGTTGACAACAACATCTCGCAGGATCGCAACCTTGCGACCGAGTATTATCGCGGCGAGCCTTTCGGCGATGAGGAAGAAGGTCGTTCGTCTGTTGTGTCGATGGATGTACGCGACACGGTGCAGTCCGTGTTGCCGTCATTGATGAAAGTGTTTACCTCTAGCGAGAAGGTTGTCGAGTTTGTGCCGAATGGCGCAGAAGACGTTGCGATGGCAGAGCAAGCAACCGACTACATCAACCACGTGTTCATGCAAGAGAATCAGGGTTTTAAGATTCTGTACGAAGCATTCAAGGACGCGTTGATCCGTAAAGCCGGTGTGATTAAGTTCTATTGGGACGACTCAACCGAGGTGATGACGGAGAACTACACCGATCTCACCGAAGCCGCCCTGAACCTGTTACTGCAAGAAGACGATGTGACTGCATCGGCTGTTAGCGAAAAGCCATTTGGCGATCCGGTCATGGTGTCGCCTGAAGTGCGCGATCCGATGACCGGCGAGCTGCTTCAAGAAGCGGTGATGCAACAGCCAATGGTGTACGACGTAGAACTCAAGCGTCGCAGCAACAAAGGCAAGATCAAGTGCGAGGCGCTACCGCCTGAAGAGTTTTTGATTGATCGTCGAGCCAAGTCGATCCACGACGCAACGATGGTCGCACATCGTAAGATGGCGACTGTCTCTGAGCTGGTTGCGATGGGCTATGACTTCGATACGGTCATGGAACATGCAGGCGAAGACTTCCAGTTCGACACGAACTCGGAATACTACACACGAAACCCAGTGGCGACGCTGAAGAACTATGTGGCGAAAGACGATGCAAACAAGCGAGTACTCTATATTGAAGCCTATGTGCGAGCTGACTATGACGGCGATGGCATTGCAGAGCTACGCCGCGTCTGCTGCATTGGCGACTCTCACAAAGTCATGCGGCATGAGCCTTGGGATCACATTCCCTTCGCGGCATTCTGCCCTGATCCCGAGCCACACACCTTTTTCGGTTTATCTCTCGCCGACATCACGATGGACATCCAGCGAATCAAATCCGCCATCTTGCGGAATCAGTTGGACTCACTGGCCCAAGCCATCCATCCGCGTATGGCTGTGGTCGAAGGACAAGCCAATCTTGAAGATGTGCTGAACTCGGAAGTTGGCGGGATTATTCGGATGCGCGCGCCAAATATGGTGCAGTCATTCTCTCAGCCGTTTGTTGGGCAACAAGCATTCCCGATGATGCAGTACATGGACGACGTGAAGCAGTCCCGCACAGGCATCAATCGTGCGGCGTCTGGGTTGGACGCTGATGCGTTGCAGTCCACAACCAAAACAGCTGTTGCCGCAACGGTCACCGCCGCGCGTCAGCACATTGAGTTGATTGCGCGTATCTTTGCTGAGACAGGAATGTCCGACCTTTTCAAAGGCTTGCTGAAGTTATCTATACTGCATCAAGATCAGCCAAAGATGGTGCGGTTGCGTGGTCAGTTCACGCAGGTCGATCCACGGGCATGGCAGGCTGGGTTTGACGTGACTGTGAATGTGGCACTGGGTGGTGCGGATGATGAGCAAAAGATGATGCTATTGCAGAGTGTTGCAGAGCGTCAGGAGAACATCATCTCGCAGTTTGGTTTAGAGAACCCGCTTGTGACCTTGAGCCAGTACCGCAACACTGTGGGCAAGATGCTTGAGACGGCAGGCATGAAGGATGTTGACAACTACTTCATGGAGCCATCAAGCCCGCAGGCGCAGCAGATCATGGCGCAGGCACAGGCCAAGCCGAAGAAGCCGCGTCCTGATGAGGTGATGGCGCAAGCCGAGATTGCGAAGACGCAGGCTGAGACGCAGGCCAAGATTGCATCGATGAACTTAGAGCGTGAAAAGATGTTCATGGAAGACGAGCGCAAGCGCGATGAGCTGGATGCGAAGTTGTCGATGGAAGCGCTAGAGCTTCAGGCCAAGTACGGCACGCAGATCGACATTGCTGAGTTGAAAGCGGAAGTTGAGCGCGAGAAGTTGAATATCCGCGAACGCGGCGCAACATTGCGACAGATGATGAATAACACACCACGAGGTGACTAATGCTATTTACAAGACGGGACATTGAGCTGGGTGAAAAGGCTCGATCCGTCGTAGAGAACGAGGCATTTAAGAATGCATTGATGTATACACGTGATGTATACACTCAAGCCTTTATCAATACGGCGGAGGATGAATCGGCAAAGCGCGAAAGAGCGTATATGGCGATACGGATGCTAGACGAGGTTGAAGCCAACCTTATCAGTGTCATGGACAAGGGAAAGCTCGCAAAGCAACACCTTGACAAACTTAACCGTAAGTAAGGGATAATATGACCATGAGTGACAACCAAGAGACTGGATCACTATCAGTACATCAAGCGGCTAACGTATTTGGCGGGATGATGGAGGCCGAGGCCCAACCGGAATCACCGACTGAAGAAGTTACCGATGAGTCCAATGCAGATGCAGAGGACGTTGGGCTAGAGGATACGTCTACCGAGGATTTTAGCGAGGACTCGGAACAAGACCCCGAAGCCGGTTCGGAGGAAACGAACGAAGAAGAGAGCGAAGAAGCGGGACAAACTTACACCGTCCGCGTTGATGGTGAAGAAGTTTCGGTCACGTTAGATGAGTTGCTCAACGGGTATTCGAGGACTCAGGACTATACGCGAAAGACGATGGCGTTAGCTGACGAGCGCAAGTCGCTTGAAAGCGAGCTGAATCAGATTCGCCAAGAACGCGCACAACTGACTCAAGTGCTTGAGCAAATTGATGTTCAAGATCAGGAGCAAGAACCAAACTGGGACGCCTTGTATCAGCAAGACCCTCAGCAATGGCTGATCCAGAGAGAGGTGTGGCGTGAGAAGCAAGAGCGCAAGCGCGCATTGGTTGAGGAAAAGCAGCGACTTCTTCAAGCGCAAGAAGCTGACAAACAACGAGTGATTTCGGAGTTTGTTTCGCAGGAAGCGAATAAGTTGGTTGAAGTGTTACCTCAATGGCGTGACGAGAAAGTAGCGAAGCAAGAGAAGGCAAAAGTTGCCGACTATGCCAAACGGATCGGGTTTTCCGACCAAGAGATCGCTCAGTTCTACGATCACCGCGCAGTGACTGCTTTGTACAAGGCGATGAAGTTTGATGAGCTTCAATCTGGTAAGCCAAAGGCGCAAGGTAAGAAGGGGCCAACTGCAAAGGCAGGTGCGGCGACTTCTCAACCAAAAGCCCGAGACAACTATCGCAAATCGCAACAACGCCTCGCAAAATCAGGCAAGGTCGCAGATGCGGCTCAAGCGTTTAAACATTTGCTAGGATAGAGGTAAAGACTCATGGCAACTTTTCAAACATATGCAGCGGAAGGTATCCGCGAAGACTTGGCGGATGTTATCTACAACATCTCTCCAGAAGAAACTCCATTCATTTCTAACGTCGGTCGTAAGTCTGTCGCCAACACTTTGTTTGAGTGGCAGGAAGACGAGCTTGCGTCTGTAGACGCTTCAAACGCTGTTGTAGAAGGTGCGGACGCTGGCGCGGCTTCACAGACTGCAACACGTCGGATGCAGAACTACACGCAAATCTCAAACAAGGTCATTCAGATTTCAGGAACTATGGAAGCTGTTGACAAGGCCGGTCGTAACTCTGAAGTTGCGTATCAGTTGGCTAAGAAGTCATCTGAGCTGAAGCGTGATATGGAAGCCATCCTGACTCGCAACCAAGCGGCGTCTGCTGGTTCTTCAACTGAAGCTCGCACAACCGCTTCATTGGAAGCATGGTTGCGCACCAACACAAACCGCGCTTCAACTGGTACAACAACTGGCGAAGACCAAACACTGTCTGCAACCACTTCGGGCTTCCCGAATGCGGCGGCAACAGATGCTGGCGATAACGACCTCCGTACTTTCACTGAAGCGCTGTTGAAAGACGTGATTCAGTCTGTATGGACAGAGGGCGGCGATCCTTCAATCTTGATGGTTGGCCCAACTCAGAAGCAGAAGGCGTCTTCTTTCGCAGGTATCGCAGCACAGCGTTACATGGCTCCTAACGATGCACCAAGCACAATCATCGGTGCGGCGGACGTGTATGTATCTGACTTCGGTTCAGTACAGATCGTTCCTAACCGCTTCCAGCGTGATCGCTCTGCATTCGTTCTTGACCCAGAGTACGCATCAGTTGCTTACCTGCGTGATTTCGAGGTAATCGATATCGCGAAGACAGGTGACTCTGACAAGAAAGAGATCGTCGTTGAGTATGGCTTGGAAATTTCCAATGAAGCCGCTCACGGTGTAATCGCTGACATCGACGTTACTGCTTAAGTAACGTGAACTAAGAGGGGGCTTCGGCCCCTTCTTTTTGATTATAGGTGTTCCATGAGAAACAAAAAACTATTCAGCCACGACGAGATGACTGGTATCACGAAGTGGTGGCACAACAACAACGATGGGACGGTCACCATCGAGACGACTCAAAACGTCAATCCAATTCTTGAGTCGAACAAAGAGTCGTACAAGGAAACCGACAAGCATACAAAGTGGGGGGAGATGTCGCGGGTTGCGTCGATACCGCTCACCATTTATTACGACTTACTCAAGCGCGGAATCTTGAATGACGAGACCGCCATGAAGAAGTGGCTTAACTCAGATGAAGCTCGACCATTCCGCACACGCGTAGGGAAAATATGAAAATTCTAATTGGCATTCCTGTACGGGACATGATTAACGCATCGTTTGCACACGACTTGGCAATGATGGTCGGGTGGCATTCCAAGAATTACCCCGATCATGAGATCGGCGTTGCAACCAAGATGGGAACCTTGATCGTCAACCAGCGCCAAGATTTAGTCAAAGAGGCGCTACTCGGTGAGGCGGACTATCTGTTATTCCTTGACGCGGACATGCGTTTTCCGGTGAACACAATTGAGCGCATGATCGCGCGCGATAAAGATATTGTTGCAGCGAATTATCCGACGCGACGTTTACCGCCAAAAGCGACAGCCGTTAAAGAGATTCATCCAACGATTCCACTGCGAACAACAGATGAAAGCACTGGGATTGAACAAGTTGCGTTTTGTGGTGCAGGCGTAATGATGATAAAGACCGCGCTTCTTTGGACGCTTGAGCTTCCCATATTCAGCATTGAGTGGGACGATTACCATCGCAACTTTGTAGGCGAAGACGTGTATTTCTGTAAGAAAGCACGTGATGCGGGTTATACTATCTGGGTGGATCACGACCTCTCGAAAGAAGTGATGCATGTGGGCATGTTTGAATTTATGAACGCGCATGTTGAGGAAGTGGACGAGCAACACTTGCGTGATGAATACGCAAAGATAAAGGCGGAGCGCGATGGCGATTACGAACTACGGGGAGCTGAAGAGCGCAGTCAGTGATTTTTTAAATCGCAGTGACTTGGACTCAGTGATCCCAACATTTATTGATTTTGCAGAGGCTGAGTTCAATCGCAATCTGCGCGTTCGCCAAATGGTGAAGCGCGCAGGAGCGGTGATCGACGCGCGGTTTAGCGCAGTCCCCGCAGACTTTATTGAAGCCAAGGACTTGGTGGTTGTAGACGTAAATCCGGTGCAACCATTGTCTTTTGTGACTCAGCAAGAAATGGCGCAGCAACGTAACTTCGAGTACACCACGGCAGGCGTTCCAATTAACTTTACGGTCGTCGGCGATCAGTTTGAATTTGTACCAACACCTGACACTGAATACTCTTTGGAGATGGCATACTTTGCCAAAATTGATGCGCTTGAGGATGATGCCGACACCAACTGGTTGTTGACAGACTATCCAGATTTATACCTGTATACTGCGCTTATGCACTCCGCTCCTTATCTGAAGGACGACGAGCGGACAACTGTTTGGGCGCAACTGGCCACAAAAGCACGCGAAGAATTACTCGCACGCGAAGCCAGCGCATCCTTCAACGGGTCAACACCAAAGATTAGAGTTAGGAGCTTCGGATAATGAGTTTTTCAAACTTTCTTGAGACAGAGATTCTCGACCACGTGTTTGCGAATAATGCGTATACGTCGCCGTCCGCTGTTTATGTCGGCTTATTTACCGACAACCCAGATGAGGGTGGTACAGGCACAGAAGTGTCTGGCGGTTCATACGTTCGACAAACAGCGTCCTTTACTGTTTCGGGCAATACAGCAACGACAGATGCCGCCGTCGAGTTTCCTACTGCAACGGCAAACTGGGGGACAATAACTCATATTGGAATTTATGATGCCGAGACGTCTGGCAACTTATTGGCTTATTCTGAGCTTGACGCGGCAAAGACTATATCGTCTGGGGATGTTCTTAGAATCCCAACTGGCGACATTGACATCACGCTAGACTGAGGCGGCACGTATGCCTGCTTACGGACTTGGAGAGTACGGCATTGGCGCTTATCCGTCTGGAGTAGGTCGAGCTTACGGAGTCGCTAATTATGGCGAAGCATATTACGGATTAACAAAAGACGAACCCTTAAGCGCGTCCTTGGCCTCTGCACAGTCGTCCTTGACCGCCACGGCAAAGGTGTTCATCCCTGCAAGCGCCTCCATGCAGTCAAGCGCACAAGTCTCTTCTGGGGCGATCCGCGTTCGGCTCGTGTCAGGAAACTCGGAGGCAAATCTTTCTATTAGCGCGCTAGCCATTCGAGTGAGGCTGGCGTCTTCAGCGGCGCGCGCGCAATCTGATTTGAGCGCGGCTGCTGAGATAATCCAGCTATCTTCGGCTTCGCTCTCTGCAATATCTGCATTGACAGGCCGCGCAGAAGCGGTTTACCTGACCCTGACATCTTTAAGCGGCCAGTCATCTTTGGTCGCGAACGTGAATCGCGTACAATTTGGTGCGAGCGAGACCATAACTCTACAATCAAGTATTGCGTCAAATGCTCGGGAAAAGTGGGAGCCTATTTTTGACTCTAATGAAACATGGAGCGAAATCGGTGATACTAGCGAAAATTGGACTCCTTTATCGGAGACGAACGAAAATTGGACAGAGGTAGCTTGAAATGGCTGACACAACGACCACGACTTACGGACTGACCAAGCCAGAGGTCGGTGGATCAACAGATACTTGGGGAACCAAGATTAACGACAATCTTGATGATATTGATGATTTGCTTGATGGCACTACGCCTATCGCGCCAAACCTTTCCGCGCTTAAGATTGGCGGTACAACGGTCACTGCAACGGCAGCCGAGCTAAACTATGTTGACGGCGTGACATCCGCAATACAGACTCAGCTTGACGGAAAGGAGCCAACTCAGACGGCCGCCTCACAAGTTGAAATGGAAGCCGGCACGGAGTCAGCGATTCGCTCAATGTCACCACTGCGTGTGGCGCAAGCCATCGCGGAGTTGTCTCCAGACCCAACAATATACGGCCTCTTCCGCAAGGACGATCCGCTTGAAGTGGCGTGGACTAAAACCGGAAACGGCACGGCCGAGTCGCAGACTGACATTTACGT